CGGTCCCTACCAGCACCGCCTCGAGCTTTCTGGACCGGGACGGTGGACCGCACGAAGCGAACCGTCTGCCAGGCTCGTCAGGAAAGGAGAGCGGTACTTCTTGCTACCGGCCACGGAGGAGTCCATAATCGCCCTATCCGCCCTGAACGGGATATGACCAAATGCCGACGTTCCTAGCCGCACCCCTCGCCGGCGCTGCCGCCGGAAAGCTTGGAGCATCAGCCGCATCCCTCGGCGCACTCGGTGCATTCGGCGGAGCATTCGCCAAAGGTCTTGGAGCCGCGCTTCCTTCAGCAATTGGCGGTCTTTTCGGTGGTCGAGGTAAAGGCACGAGTCACCAGATTCGAGCAAACCTGGGACAAGAGTTCTATTCGCTTCAGCAGCAAAGAGAGTCAGCGGCCAGGTACAATAAGGATGTTGTATTTCCCCGAGCGGATTTCGAGTACAACAGGGCCCTCAGAGATGCCAATACAGCGATACGCAGGCGCGTCGCGGACGCGAAAGCGGCGGGATTGCACCCTTTGTTCGCGCTTGGCGCAGCAGGCGCGAGCTATTCGCCAACGATTCAGGCCGGTACGGTCCCGCCAGGGCAGGCGGTAACAGGGAGTTTCGCATCAGATGCAACAGCACGAACGGCAGCACTCGCAGACGCCATCGGCACAGGCGTCGGAGCCTATTTCGATGCCAAACGGCAACGGGCGTCTGACCTACGCGCAGCACGTATTGCAGCCGCTCAGGTACGCAGTCTTGAGGCTCGAGCAAGAGCTGATGAAGCTCAGGCTGATTGGTACGCTTTCAGAATCAGAGACGCCACCAATAAAGCAATCAGCGGACCCCGCCCACCCCCACAAGCTTGGGAACTCGCTAAGCCCAGAGGAAGCCGCGTCGGTAGTGGATGGACTCAAGTTGGCCCGCAGAGAGGTCGGCCGAGCAGTCAGCAAGGCTATCGCGGATATCTCAAAGTCCTAGGCGAAACAGTCCGCCCCGGCACCCACGCACCAGCGCAGTTGGTGGAAGACCAATACGGGGACATCGTTGGAATGGCCCACGGACTTGGAAGCTACATAGATGACCGTATCGTCGCGAGCGGTGCTGCAGATAACCGCATCCACCGAAACTGGGACCATAGTTATTACATCGGTGCCAATAAGTATCACACTCGAGGGTTGCGAGGGAGAAAGCTTCCTCGCCGACTGCTTAAGCAGATTGACCCCTCACTTCACAAATATCTCAGCGGTGGTGAAGAAATTCGACGCCGCAGGGAACGTGACAAGCAGTTCTACAGCCCGCGTAAGGCGCGACCGCTTACAAGTTATCCAAAGCGGAAGTGGTATCCCCCGCCACGTAGAGATGAAGTAAAGCCGTTCAGTTGGTATAGCAAATAGGAGAGTGTCATGGCCTTCAGACGCCGTCGTCGCCGGATTCGTCGTATGTTTAGGATGCGCCCACGCTACAGGATGCGTCGGCGTAGTCGTCGTAGAGGGCGTCGCCGTCCAAGTGCAGGCCGTGTTGGGTTCAGACTATGAGACGAAGCAAATTCAATCTGAGCAACTACAAGCTGCTCACAGGAAACCTCGGTCAACTGATTCCCTGCGGGCTAGTGGAAACACTGCCCGGAGACACGTTTCAGATAAGTACCTCCGCACTCATCCGAATGTCGCCGTTGGCGGCTCCGGTAATGCACCCGGTATCGGTACGAATACACCATTTCTTCGTGCCACACCGACTGATATGGAGTGACGCTGGTGGAACAGGAACGTTCGAAGACTTCATCACCTCAGGACCCGACGGCAATGACGCCCAGACAGTGCCCACGATGCCATCAACTGGTGTTGCGGGAGACTTGCTGGATTACTATGGAATCCCTCCGGTCGCCGGGGTCGATGTGTCCGCTCTCCCGGTCACAGGGTTCAATGCCATCTTCAACGAATACTACCGGGACCAAGACCTCGTTTCTGAACGCGCCCCACAAGAGAAGACTATCCCGCTGGTCGCTTGGGAAAAGGACTACCTAACAGCGGCGAGACCCTGGCCGCAGAAAGGCCCGGATATCACGCTCCCAGTCGCAGGACAAGCGCCAGTAGGTACGGATGCCGACTTTAACGATGCGCTGACGGTCAAGAGCTCAACGCAAGGTGGCGGCGATTACTATATGGGCAGTGCCGGAGCTCAGCTTCAGCTGTCAAATAGTTCAGCTCCGAACGATTCTCAAAGTCTTTACGCAGACCTGACCCAGGCACAAGCAGTAAAGGTTAACGAATTCCGTCGTGCGTTTGCTTTGCAGCGGTACGCAGAAGCCCGCTCAAGGTACGGGTCACGCTACACGGAATACCTGCGGTATCTTGGCGTGCGTCCGTCCGATGCCCGTCTGGACCGTCCTGAATACCTCGCAGGTGGGCGTGTGAAGGTCCAGATGTCGGAAGTTCTCCAGACAGCGCCAGAAGGCTCGACCCCAGCACGTGATTACGGTGTAGGCGATATGTACGGGCACGGCATTGCCGCCATGAGGACTAATCGCTTTCGCCGGTTTTTCGAAGAACATGGCTACATCCACTCGTTCATCTCAGTACGACCGAAGGCGATGTATCTGCAGTCGATCGAACGTCACTGGTTACGGAATACGCGTGACGAATTTTGGCAAAAAGAGCTTCAGCATATTGGACAGCAGGAAGTCTATAACAACGAAGTCTATGCAGATGCGGCCAGCGGCACGCAAACGTTTGGATACCAGGACCGCTACCGCGAATACCGCGAGTGCAAATCAACGGTTGCAGGAGAGTTCCGGAATGTGCTAAACTATTGGCACTTAGGACGTGATTTTGCTTCTGCCCCCGCACTAAACGCGTCCTTTGTAGAGTGTGACCCCTCAAAAAGGATATTCAATGAACAAACGCAAAACTCCCTCTGGATTATGTGCCAGCACTCCACTGTTGCGCGTAGAAAAGTGTCCAGAATCGCGTCCAACCGGATTCTCTGATGGGACTATCGTTGCATTGCTCGCTCTGTCGACATTGTTCTGGTGGTTTGTACTATGAAACCCCGACGTGAGCAGTTAAGAGAACGCGCAATGGAAATGCGCGAACAACCGGACCCGACCCCCGTCGAGGTGCCTGCTGAGATGTTCCCCGAGGATTCCCTCGAGGAACGTCTCAAGCAGTTTATTCGGCAGGAAGTCAGCCAACAGGCCGTGCAGGACGATTACGGCTCTTTCGAGGATGAAGACGATTTCGAGTTAGAAGACGATGACCCTGACCCGCTCTCGGACTATCAGATTCTCATGATGGCCGAGGACTTCGAATTGGAGAACAGCGATGACCCCGCACTATCCGACATGGGACCAGTGGATGACGCACTTGAAGAAGCGATATCCCCAAGCGCCGCAGGACAAGTTGAACACGGCAGTGGAATACATGATGGTGACAATGGAAGTCGAGAGACCGCATCCGCAGGAAGTGTGGCGGATGATGGCCCGCAAGGAAGCGGAAGGACCCCAGCACAGTAGCTCTACTTGATAGCTACTGTGCTAAGTGACACCAAATGGTCTGCATCAGACCCTATCAATCGGCCTACGGCACCCAGTACGGATGTGGACAATGCATACACTGCAGGATAAACAGACAGAGGGAACTAGTAGCCCGGATAGCATTGGAGATGCGCGCACACCCGGACGCATCTTTCGTGACCTTGACCTATTCGGACGAGAATCTACCCAAGGACGAAAGCTTGGACCCCAAGAGTCTCAGCAATTTCTTGAAAAGGTTAAGGAAGTGTGTCGGGAGCTTCAGGTTCTATGCCTGTGGCGAGTACGGCGAGAAGTTCGGGAGACCGCACTATCATCTTTTACTCACGGCCCCGTACTACTTGCTCGAACCCGTGATGGAAGCCACCTGGCAGAAGGGAAATTGTCAAGTCGGACCACTACTGGACGGCGGTATGTACTACGCTTCAAGGTATGTATTGAAGAAGCTGACGAAGGAGACGAAGACACGCGAGAACGGGCGATATCCCGAGTTCAACAGGCGGTCTCTGAGACCCGGACTCGGCAAGCCCTATATCCCTCATCTCGCAGCAATCCAGACGTCACGTTCTGGAAGCGCAGCGCTAGCCCGCACCGGTGATGTATTCGATGCAATCAGGTTCAGGGGGAAAGTCTTCCCCCTCGACCGTTACATGCGTCAGAAGCTACGTGAAGAAATCGGACTAGAGGAGTGGAACCGCGATGCCAAGGAGCCCCCATCAGTCGCAGACCTCGACGTCGCACGACAAGCCGCGTCGACCTTTGAGTACAAGTTAAGCCGTGGCACGTCGAAGAGGCTACACACGGCGAAGCACCAGGCGGCGTAGCCGCGCCGAACCCCAACCACGATGGGAGCGGCGACCCCCTATTCGCATAAGGACGTATCGTGAAGAAGCAGTTCGCACCACTGCCGAACCCTCTGCTCGATACACCCGACAGCGCTCGGGTATGTCCCTTACGCGATCACCGCGACCGGTTGGGCAAAGAAGGCGCCGACGTTGGTCCCGGCCTGTTCCCTCCACACGAGTCACTCTTGGTACAGCCGAGCAGCAAACCCGCAAACGGTCCCTACCAGCACCGCCTCGAGCTTTCTGGACCGGGACGGTGGACCGCACGAAGCGAACCGTCTGCCAGGCTCGTCAGGAAAGGAGAGCGGTACTTCTTGCTACCGGCCACGGAGGAGTCCATA